CTTCGGATCGAGCTTGCCCATGATTGCCGTGAGAATTTCACGCCGGCTCTTGCCATCGGCAACGAAGTCTTTCGGCAGGTTAGCGGCGACCTTGCTACGAAACGCCAGCTCCGCGGCAACGCCGTCGGCTACCAGCTTGGGCACGCTTGCGGTGGCTGCTGTGGCAGCTGTTTCCGCTGCGGCAAGCTTGGCCGTTAAAGTTTCGATCTCGCTCTTGGCCGCCGTCAATGCGGCGTTGCCATCGGCGATCAGCTTGGCTAGGGCGCTCACATCGGGGGGCGCAGCCTGGTCGGCACTGTCCGCGATCAGCGTGGTATCGCTAAACACATCTTTCATTGTCTCTCCGTCAAAAGTCAACACTTTCGCGTTTCTGCCAGCGCGCGCGAAACCCGCGCCGCCAAGTGCCACATGATTCGGCACCAGATCTTTAAAAATCACGTCGTAGGCCTCGCCGTCCGGCGTAACGCCAGCGGTCCAATCCTTGACGCAATCGTAGGCACAGGAGCACTCGGACATCTTGCCGGTCTTCACACCGTCAAGCACGTCCGCCGCAGATACCTGCAGCTCCGCTTCTGCCCATTGCTGGCCGTCAATGACTGCCAGCGCGGCAGCCTGCGTGCGAACCATGCCGCGCGCATGGGTCGTGAACGTCTCGGGGGACACGCCGCCTGCGGGATGTCCGACTGTAATTGGCGCTCCGGTGAAATCGGCCTTTTGCACTTCTTCCGGGGGGCGGTACGCCCGGACTGTCGAGCCGTCCGGGCGTTTGTACACCTGCACACCGGCGCGGCCAATCCGCGCGGGCACAATCAGGCCGCCGCCGGGGGCAGGCCTTATTTTCCCGAGTACGCCAGAATCAACAATCACAGGACTGACGCTAGCATGCCATTGAAGTGGTGTCAAGTATGGTCACTGCACCGCCTGGCATGTATGGTCATTCAAGCGGTGCGGCGGGTCGCGGCTGCCGTAAGGCTTCCCAATTGATCGCCGGGGGTTGTGGAGCCTGCGGCTCTAGCTGCGCCTGCTCGGCTGCTGCCGACTGCGGCTATTCAGCAGCAGTCGGTAAAATCGGATCCGCGTGACAACGACACTCGTAATCCTTACCCGGGTTGCAGTGCCGGGGTGGCCGCCCCTTTGCAACCTCGCTGGCATTTGTAATCGGGGGGCTTGCGTAACTAAACGTCTTTCCAGCGAGCAAGCTATGATCGTGCCGTACCGTGCCGTCTTCGCTCGTGCGCCACACGTATTGGGTAATCCCTAACGATTGATGCTTCGTCTGCACGATGTCTGCGTGCAACTTCAAAGTCTGATCGCGTGCCCAAAGCTTGGCTTTGCTTTCACTCACGCCGAATTCATCCTGCAACTTTGTTGCAAGGCCTTTAACGTGCGCGCCTCCGGCCTCCCTAACAACGTCCGCCACACGTTGCGTGTGTTCGGCCGCGATCGTTTTTATCAGTCCAGCGTTGCGGGTTTCGAACGATCGCACGAGCTCCACGCCGCCGGCAACCTTTGCCTGTGGGATTGCCGGAAGCTTGCTCAAGTCTTCGTCCACCGATGTTTGGATCGTGCGTACCGCACGTTGCACCCACGCAAGCGCGCGGCGCATCCAACTTGGACGCACGCCGTCTTCCACATACTTGCGCAGCAGATCGGTGTGCACGCCACGCAGTACAATCATGTACGCTTCAATCATCGCATTAACGGCGCCCTGTGGGGCACCACGTGCTGCAACGACTAGCGGCACCCGTCGGTGCGGCCCGAGCCTCTTATGCGGGCTGCGGGTTTGCGGGGAACGGGTTTGCGGGCTGCGTGCCTGTGGCGATCGGCGCTGGCGCATTCTCGGCTTTCTTTGCCTGGTCAGCTATGTCTTTTTCGATTTCAGCTAGATCGACTTCAAGCCCAAAAGAGCCATCTTCCGCTCGCGATTTAGCAACGTCCAGCGCGTTCAGGCATCCAATATCCACGGCCCAAATCTTGTCGGCCTGCGCGTTCAATAGTCGCGTATTTGCCTGCTCCTTGTCGGTCTGCTCCCACAGGCTTGGCCAGTTCAGTTGGATTGGCTTGCCGAGTGCCCAGCTCATGAGCTTTTCAAGCTTCACAGCATTGCGTGTGCGGTACTCCGCCACGTCGTCATAAAACTGCCTGATGTCACTTTCGCCCGTGGCGTTCATGCCGGCCGGTTCCTGCCCGAAAAGTTTCGTCGCCGGCAGGTTCGCTGCACCGGCGGTGCGCAGGTTAATCTGTTGCATGAGCTGCGGCAGGCTCGCAAAAGACACCTCCGTACGCTCGAAAGATTCGTTGCCATCGGCGTCCAGGAACAGCATCTTAATCATGCTCTTACTGACGGCGATCGAAGCCATGCGCGCTTGCGCGACGGTTTGATCTTTTTCCGCGAGCATCTTAAACAGCCCCTGTAGTTTCATAACTCCAATCGAGGCTTCGTCCAGCAAGTTGCTTACCGCGCCCCATGAGACGTCATAATCCCGCAATGTTTCCTGCACGGTCTGCAGCACCGATTGCCACGGAATCAAGTTCATGTTTGCCCCGACTACCGTCGGTTGGGCGCGTGCTGCGCCTTCACAAATCACAGCGCGGTCGATATTAAACGTCAACCCTGCGCGCGGGTGTTGCCCGGTAATGCGTAGGATTTTCGGCAGCTTGTACCGCGGGCTATTCGCATCTGTGTCGCGCGCATCAATGGTAAGCATGTGCCACGGCACGACGTCCAGCCAGTACATGTCCGAACCGGCGCCAGGTTCCGGGGCGGGGTCTGTTGGATCGCCGCTCTTAAAGCCGGGGATAATGAGTGCGCCGCCAAAGCAGCGACCCGCAAACAACCCCTGCAGAAACACCCCGTGCGGGTACAGCTCATGCTGGTTCAGCACGTGCCAGCGTTTCCAGTCGTTTTCGTCAATGCCAGTCGGCTCCTTTCGAAACGCCTGCGCTGGCAATAGCTCCACAATGCGCCGCGCAACCCAATTCTCATTGTACAGCGTTTCGAGCGCTTGGGTGTTCAACTCAATTGACGGCTGCAAGCTGGTGTTGCTGCGCTTGTCCCTGGACGTGCCCAGTCCGGAAAGGGTGTTAACCCAGCCGTCTAGGATTAGCTTCGATTTTTCTATGGCGGTCTGTTTTGGGTCGGCCATTCGTTCCTATTCCACGGGAAGCTTAGCAGGTTCCACACTAGCCGACAAGGCGTTTAACCTCTAAGGCGCAGCCTGCCGCGTTGCTATAGATCTCAGATCCGGTGAAACGTGCTGTGCGCCAGCCGTTTGCGAGTAGGTATCGATCTCGTTTCGCGTCGTGCGCACGTTGCTCTTTGCTGGCGTGATAATCGTGCCCGTCGCATTCAATCGCCAGCTTTTGTTCTTGGCAGGCGAAATCCAGCCGGTAAGGCCCTATTGAGAATTGTGCTTCCACTTGTACATTAAGTGTTTGCAATGCTGCATACAATAAAGCCTCAATAGGCGATTCAATTAGAGCCTCGATCGGCTGCCACGGTTTCAAATCCTGGGCGCTGAAACGCACATACCCAGAGTTTGTGTGACACCAGCACTTCGCCACACCCTGTCCGCGCAAATCGCAGCAAGTAACACCTGCCGCACAATCGAACATCCAAGATATTGGCAGCCATAATCTAGTGTTGTAGCCCGGTGTATATAGAAGATGCTGCACCCCGTAGACAAAAGTGCAGCCGGATCCGGGCTCACGGGTTGAGTACGGACCCATGCCAATCGCTTTCCGCCAAATGGCCACAACGCGCCTGATATTTTGCGCATCAAAATCTGCCCAGGAAGCCGCCATCCTGCGCTTAAAGGGATTAGGGTGCTCGCTCCAAATTTTTCTGAACCTAGCATCTGTTTCCAACCCCTCAAGTAGCGCGTCCAACACGGCGTCGGAATGAACGGGCATTGCTGACACGCTTGCAAAATGCGCTTCAAGGTTTTCGTACTGCTCTTCTTCGGTAGGCATTTTCTGCAAATACCTTCGCACAGGCGCAGCGAGCGTGCAAGGGTTATTTCACAGCGGGCGCTGTTTTTCCCAGAAGGCCGATCAGCTCTGACAGCCGGCTGAAACCCAGCCCCTGCTTTTAATATCCGCCAGCGCTCGTTGAAGTCCGGCGTCTAATTCGGATAGCGCCTTGTCCCAGGCAGCTAAAGCTATTTGCCGATTGTCCAGTATTCATTTCACATGTTCTCCAAAATCGCACGCCACATTTCGGCACTTCCAGCCCCATTGTCTCCAAGGCGGTCAAGCGCTTGTGTGGTCGTATCGACCCGGTCATTCGCGGAGGCGTGTGGGAAGCGCACGAGCTCCGCGCGGAACTCCCCGATCCACGGCGCCACGTCGGCCGGAGGAAACCAGATCAACCCCGCTTCAGCCTTTGCACTGTGCCTCCTTGCGCGGTCCTCTTTGGACCCGTGGGGCTCAACCTCGCGCACAGGGATACGCTGCCCTACGGCTTCGCGCGCCTCCGCGATCAGCGCGGTGCCGTTAGCCTTATCTTCGATTAAGATCTCACTGGCGGCTTTCCACATTTCACGCTGTTGCACTTCGATGAATCGGCGTTTCGTATCCGGGTAATTCCACCGCCCGTGGACCTCGTCGAGCAAGTAGTACCGCCCACTATGCGCCGCCCAAAGCGCCCCGTGTACCCAACTGTCCGCGGAGCCCTTGCCGGTGCGGCCTTTGAATCCCAGATCCCAGCTCTGTATGATGTACATCGCCGCAAGAACTGGGAGTTTCTCCCATGTCTTAAACCAAGCATCCTCGAAAAATGCACCGGCCGCGGGCACTGGATTCTGCTGTAGCTGCGCCTCTGCGTGCTGCGCGCCGCCTTCGGAGCGCATCGACACCTCGATTCGATGCACAGCTTCTTCTGGATAACGCTCAGGCCACAACAATTCTCCAGGCTCGGTTCTCACGTCCAGCTTGCCTAGCGAGCAGCCGTAATCCCAAGAGCAATCCGACACGTAGCGCATCGGAAAACAGACGTGCTCATAGCTGTGCGGAGGGCGTAGCATCACTCCGCAAACATCGTCGTGATTCAGGCGCTGCCCGATGATCAAATTCGTATGCCGACTTGGATCGGCACGGCGTGTCGGAAACGTGTTAGTCCAGATGTCCACCGCTTTGGCGAACATGTCCGCAGAGTCTCCAGCCTTATTCGAGTCGTCGAGCACAATGTGATCTCCGTGCTGGCTAGTCGCTC